CAGCTCTGATATTGCGCAGAACATATTGATTGATGAGCTGGGCTACGAAGCGACGTTCCAGCGTCGGCAAGAAAACAGCAACGGCACTATCGCCTCAGGCACCAGCACCAAGAGCGTGACATTCGACAAAGCGTTTTTCGTGGGCACAGCATCGCTTGGTGGATCGAACGCTTACCTGCCTAGTGTTGCGGTAACGGTTCAGAACCTTGGCAACGGTGAGCGGCTAAACGTCAGCAATGTGAGTGCTACTGGCTTTGACGTGGACATCTTGAACAGCAGTGACGCCAACGTTGACAGGAACTTCACCTATGCGGCTGTGGGCTATGGCAAGGCGGTTTAACATACAAGCAATGTTGTCCAAAACGGGCTGAGGCATGGCTACTCACGATTATGTGATTGCTAATGGAACGGGGGCTGCGGTCCGTTCTGACTTAAATAACGCCCTTGCTGCAATCGTCAGCAACAACAGCGGCAGTTCTGAGCCAGCAACAACTTACGCATATCAATGGTGGGCAGATACGACTGCCAACGTCCTGAAGATCAGGAACAGCGCCAACAACGCATGGATCACGCTGCGTGAGCTTGACGGCACGATGCTGATTGAGGACGGTGGTGCCACAGCGCCTGGCCTCAGCTTTGCATCAGACACTAACACTGGCTTTTTCAGCGGCGGTGCTGACAAGATTGGTTTTGCTACTGGCGGTGCAGAGCGCCTTGAGATTGGCAGCTCTGAGGTTGTATTTAACGACCCCAGCAATGATGTTGACTTCCGCGTGGAGTCAAACGGCGTGAGTCACATGCTGTTTGTCGATGGAGGCACTAATCGCGTTGGCATTGGCGCTTCAGCCCCTGGGGTAACACTTGATATAAGTGCAATAAGTGCGGCAACTCGCATCACATCCTCAACCGGAACTAACCCTGCTTACCTTCAGTTTGTAAATACCGCAGGCAATGCTTATGTAGGTCTTGAAAGTTCATCGGGCGGTGGAGCAGCTGTTGGCAATGCGGCTTATGCGTTGCATTTATCGCATCAAGGTGAATATCCAATTAACTTTTCAACCAATAATGCTTTAAGGGCGACTGTCGACAGCGCGGGGCGGTTTTTGGTTGGGACGTCAAGTGCTACGCATGGCGCTTCGGCAACTGCCGAGATCGCAGGTACAAACACTGATTACATTTTCTCGCTTACCAATGACACCGCCAGTGATACTGATGGTCATCGGTTTAGCTACTTGGCGTTCACCGGCACGCAAAGTGGTGGCGAACAAAGCATTCTTGCTTCAGTAAATGGCGCTCATGACGGCAGCGCTGATGACACAAAAGGAATGCTTGTTTTTAGAACCAATAGTGGTTCTGAAGGTGGGACGATTCCAACCGAGCGGATGCGTATTGACAGCTCTGGGCGGTTGTTGGTTGGGACGACTAGCGCAGCTTCAACCTCATCGGGCAATATCTTACAGAGTGTCCACTCCAGTGGATCGTCTTTAATTCTTGGCAGAAATGATACAAGTGTCGGCGATGGTGAATTCATTGGCGGTGTACGTTTCTTTGCAAACGATCCGTCTGGGTATAACGAAGTAGCAGCAATCTTATGTGAATCAGAAGGTTCGCATAACTCTAATGATTACCCGACAAGACTTGAGTTTTTTACCACAGCGGACAACGCAGGCAGCAAGACCGAGCGGATGCGGATTTCAAACAAGGGTGACATGTTTACTATAAATGGTGACAATGGAATAGTATCTAGATCAACTCTTTCTGCTGGAACTAGCAATACTGTCTTTCTTGGTCAACACAGTGCAACTAGCATTACTTCTGGCACAAACTCCTTTAAGGTCTTTACGAATGGAAATGTTCAAAATACCAACAACTCCTACGGCGCACTTTCTGACGTCAAGCTGAAAGAAAACATTGTAGATGCTTCTTCCCAGTGGGACGACATCAAAGACATTCGCGTTCGTAACTACAACTTTATTGAAGGCCAAACACACACCCAGATTGGTGTTGTCGCTCAAGAGGTTGAGACTGTATCTCCTGGCCTTGTCTTTGACACACCTGATCGTGATGACGAAGGCGTAGACCTCGGAACAGTTACTAAGTCGGTTAATTACTCCGTGCTTTACATGAAGGCCGTTAAAGCTCTTCAAGAGGCGATGGATCGCATCGAAACCCTAGAAGCCAAAGTTGCCGCCCTTGAGGCTGGCTAAGTAAACTTCCTCTGACTTCACATCGTCATGGCTAACAGCTACGTCTGGAAAATCGCTGACCTCAACAGAGACCTCAGCGACGGTTTTGCTCACACGGCTCATTGGGTCGTGACCGCAATCAGCGATCAGGTTGACTCTGAGGGTAACGCCTACAACTCAGGTGCTTATGGCAGCGTTGGTCTTGATCGTCCTGACACCTTGGCCGATTTTGAGGATCTGACTGAAGCTGACATCGTGGCAGCAGTGCAGGCCAAGCTTGGTGGCGCTGAAAAGGTCACTGAGATTCAGGATCAGCTTGCTGCACGCATCACTGAGCAGATCAACCCGACTCAGGCATCTGGCAAGCCCTCTGGCTGGTGATCTAATGCAACGCCCTGATCCGATGATCGCCTCCAAGCCTGGTGCGGAGGACGTACAAGCTATGGCGGCAAGAACGCTGTGGATGGAAGAGCTGTTCTTCCTTGATGGCCGCGACATGATTAGCCATCCTCAGCACGGTCTGTTCACTGGCTTGGCTCTGAAGTATCAGAACCTGGATTCAACTGACGGCTACTGATGGCCAAGTCACTTAGCGGGCAAAACTTTGTCCCTAGCAAGCCAAAAAAGACTCGTCAAGGGGATGGATCACATTCAAAACCGTCCCATGGACGAAAGAAGTATCGTGGCCAGGGAAAACGCTAATTCTCTTCCAAATGATCAAGCGTCTTGTTTTTGGTGCCATCGCTGGTGCTCTTGCCTTGGCCCCCCTGTCTGCACGCGCAGATTGGTACGTCAATCCTGAGCTGAATGTTGGTGTTGGCTTGGATTCTGGCGTTGGCTCTGGAATCCTTGAGGGCCACATCGGCTATGACTTTGACAACGGCGCCTACATCCAGGCTGGCCCTGCTGTCGTGTTTCCTGACGCTGGCGAAAAGGAAGTTGAGTTCACCGGCAAGGCTGGCATCAGCGGCGGCCCTCTTTACGGTGAGGTTTCGTTTGGCACTGGTGATGAGCTTGGCCTTGGCTTCAAGACTGGCGCTAAGTTCTCTTTCTGAGTTACCTTCTGGTTGGAACCTCACACGTTTCGTGGCCCCTTTGTAGGGGCCTTTTTCATATGCAAAAGGTCTGCAACTTGCTGGGTGTTCTTGGCTTCACCATTTCAACGACCCTGGCTGTAATGGGCGTACTGGCTTACCTGCGTGTCCCATCAATGGTTGAAAACTACGCCAGCAAGCTGAAGCTTGAGCTGACAAAAACGATTCTTGACAAGGTGCCTGTTCCTGAGATGCCTGAGATGCCAAAGCTGCCAACGGAGACCGGCCCTGCAATCACGTCACCATTTTAGTTTCGGCAGTTGGGTCCTCGTCATAGGCTTCAGGCCCGAAACCTTCAGCCTTGATTTTTGCCATATCAAGTTCTGGCGCGGGTGTTTCAGCTTCCTGCTCAAACGACGCAAGCCATTGCCGCAGTGAATCACCAGTTGGCGTTCCTTTGGGCCATTTGACCCATTTCAAGATTGCCTTTGGCTCAGTAAATGGCCTGGCAGTTTTGCCTGACATGACGGTGTAAACGACAGGCGGACCTTCACGCCTGCGATTACGTTCAATCCACAGCTGGCCAGCAGTAAACCGCTCTGCCTTCATGGAAATCCGTGAAATCGTTGTGCCTGAGATTAACTCGGCTGTTGACCTGCCACAGGTTGCAATACCTCAAGCGCCACCAATAACCCTAGATATAGGTGTGCCTGTGATTGAGTTGCCGCACTTCAACCCCATGGACATGGAGCCTGAGGTTGAACCGCAGCCTGTAAAGCCTGCTAGGCCAAAGCCTGCGGATCCGCCACCAGCTGCAAAGCCACCGCCGGTCAAGCTCCCCACAAAAGAACCACCAGCAGCAACAGCACCAGCGCCAACAGAACAACCACCTGTCGAATCAAAACCACTGACTCAACGCATTGTTGAGGCGATCCCAACCATTCCGCAAGCGGTCAACACTGCAGGGACATCAGCGATTGCTGTGTCAGCAGCCTTGGCAACCCCAATCCTGCTCAAGGCAATCAGGCCGGCGATAAAGAAGTTGGCGAAGAAACTTCAGCAGGCAATCGGCAAAAAACCGAAACCAGAAAGCGTCAGGGAGCGGAGGAAGTTCCAGAGGTCTTTACGGAAATAGAATGGGTGTGAGGAAGAGGTTGGTGTGCCCGGACATCACGGCACACCTTTTCATAAGGGCTGCCCTTGGCAAAGCGGATGCCCTTCATCATCAGCTCCCCACAGTGCTTGAGCCTGCTGATCTCGAAGTCAAGCCGTTTATTGGCCAGCAACTGTTGCTGAAGTGCCAGCTGCGTGTCTACTGCCTCTTTGCACCTGCGCTGCAGGCCCTGGTCCAGCGGGATAGTTGCCTGGATGGATAGGCCCAAGTTCCAGTTGTGGTTGTCCTTCTGTCCTGTTCGGGTGTCCTTGTAGAACAGCACATCACCTGGGTTGTCCAGCCTGCCGTCATCATCCAAATCACTCAGGTCATAAACCGGGTCTGGGTAGCTGTATTCGTAAGGCAGGCCCCATGACTTGGTTCTGTTGAGGTATGGCGTCACTGTCAGCGTCGGGCCTTGGCATTGGATGTTTCCGCCGTACGTGTTGGTGATGGCGGAGCCTTGCAGGATCTGCACTGCCTGATTAGAAACAGAGCCGCTGCTGGTTGCGGTTGGGCTTGCTGTTGCAGATATGCCGCCAACGTCTTGAGCGTTGACTGGTGTTGTGCTGATTATTCCGAGAAGGATGAAACCGTATCTGTAACGCTTGTGATTTCTGTCACGCGTTGGATGGTTGTCACATTGGACAGCCCTGGCCCTTTGAGGCTTTCGACGAACTGAAAGGCTTCCCCAGGCTTGACGATTGACCAGTTGGGTCGTTCTCCTAAAGAGGTCCATCCGTTGACCGTTGTGTTGGAGACGGGGTTGATTGCACCGTCTGGAGCAATGTTCACTCCGCTGGCACTGTATTCAAAGCCCGTTGAATAGTTTTCACTGACAATTGTTTCAGTGACCTTACTGGTTGTTTCTGTGTGGCTGGACATTGTGCCCTGAGTGAACTGAGGCACCACAGGCACGGCGCAAGCTGCTGGCGCAGAAAGCAACAGCAGCAAAAGCCAGCGCATCAATCCACTTCAATGCTGAGGACAACTTGGCCAGTAGCAGTCGTGCCAGCACCACCGGCTGTGATGGTCATTGCTCCATCTGATGCGATCGTTCCAGCCAAGCTCCCAGCCACACCGCCTGAAGTGGTCGTGGTGTTGCCAAGCATCGGCAGGCTGGTGACAACACCGCTGCTCACTGAGGTTGCCGTTGGAGTGGCATCACCTTCAATGTAGGACTCGCTGTAGCTGAAGGCGTCTCCTGCTGTTGTGATGCTGTAGGCACCTGGCGTATAACCCACAGCAGAACCAGCAGTGAGAGTCCCGAGGACAGGAGCAGTATCCAGAGTGACGTTGCTACCGCTGACAGAAAGAGTGCTGCCAATCCTTGAAGCTTGGGATGCAGCGCCATCAACTTGCAGTTGCACGGAGGACTGAATCTTGTGAGTGATGTCTGCCTGGGCAGGCAAAGCAGCCGCCAATGTGATTCCCAATACCAAAAGTGTGCGGGTCATTTGATGCCAGCTTTGGTGTCTTTGTTGTCAACGATAGTCGGCTTCTTGTTGCCCCCACCGTTGTTCTTGCGCTCAATGCCGAATGATGCCATTGCACCTGTGAGCAGTGATGCAACGAAAGTGTTGTCCATTTTCATTTGAGGGAAGATCCCCAAATACGAGGCAGTCAGCAGGGCAGCACTCCAAGCAAGGACCAAAGCCTTGACGACATCTGCCATAGAGATGCCTTCCTTTTCGTGGTTGTCTTCTGGAGTTTCTGCCATGGCGCAACAGAGCTACTCTTTAAGGGTAACTAGGCCAAGCAAATGCTTCTAATCCTCAAGCCTTTGGTCATGACCATGTGGCGCTCAAGGGCGTTTAAAGAGTTGATTGTGGCGATGTTGGAAAAGATTGTCACCCGCACTGACAACGATTTGGATGACCTTGCTGTGAAGCACCTGAAAGATTTGCTGTTGCCTGACACACGAGTTGAAAAGTGAGTGGCGTCCGGCATCATCCAAGTGACCTTGTTGGTGATGGCCATGGGCTTGGCCCTACTGCCGTTCTTTCAGTTTTTTCGTGGTACGCCCCACCAGCTGGCTGCAATTAAACAACTTGAGGAGTCAATGCCGCCGGAACTACTGGAGGAGCATGAGGCTGACTGGTTTCAGGCTTGGAAAGAAAGCGGCTATGACCAGCAGATCTACATGCCTTACTTCAGGCAGCTCGACAACAAGACCGGCACTGGCTACAGGGAGTGCTTTTCGAGTGCGGCTGCCATGGTGGCGGCGTTTTACAAGAAGGTTCGTACAGATGATGAGTACAACCAAATCCGCGCCAAGTACGGAGACACCACATCAGTAGAAGCACAGCTGGCAGCCTTGCGAAGCCTTGGCCTGCAGGCTGAGTTCCGGAAAGACGGCGATGCTGACATGGTTGAGCTTGAGCTTGAGGCTGGGAGGCCAGTCTTGGTCGGTTGGCTGCATGCGGGGAACATGCTCCTCGGGGAGCCACCGATGTGTAATGGGATGGGCTGTGGCCATTGGAGCGTGATCAGTGGCTATGCAGGCAAGAACAGCAGCGATCCAGAGTGGATCATGCAAGACCCCCTGGGCTATCCAGAGATGGAAAAGGGTGGCCACTCCAATCCACACCTAGGGCGCAATGTCCGTGTCAGGCAGGCTGCGTTTTACCAACGCTGGCAGGCAGAAGGGCCGAAAACTGGTTGGGTGATTTTGGTGAATCAGTGAAGTCTCAGTAGGATTATTTTTTGCGTCCAACGGATGGCGGTTTTGTGTGATTGGGAGATCAAGGCCAGGTGCCGGCAAAGCCGGATGGTCGTCCCATTCAATGAAGACTTACTGAACCCTGCCAGCTTGGATCTGCGCTTGGGCGATCACTTGATGATTGAAAGCATCTACAGCTCTGAACTGGTGCGTATCAACATTGCAGACAGGACAGAAGATGACCCGTTCATGCTTCAGTCCGGCGAGTTTTGCCTGGCTGAAACACTTGAGCTGTTTAACCTGCCCGACGACATCAGCAGTCAATTTGTACTCAAATCAAGCCGTGCAAGATCTGGTCTTAATCACTTGCTTGCTGGCTGGTGCGACCCAGGTTGGCACGGATCACGGCTGACGCTGGAGCTGAAGAACGAAAGGCTGCACCATGCAATCCCCTTGTTCCCTGGGCTGAAGATTGGACAGATGGTGTTCCATGCAATGTCCAACACGCCAATGAAAAGCTATCGGGAAACAGGCCACTACAACAATCATCTGACCGTGATGCCCAGCGTGGCGTAGCTGCGATTTGCTGGCTATAGGTGGGCAAATCCTGCAGCTGCTGGAGGTTCTGATGGGCTGGGCCGATTGGATGGTTGTTGAGCAAACGCTTGAAGAGGAGTTGCAGCTTGAGAAGACAGTGCGTGAAATCAAAAGCTGTGACGACAAGCAGGCCCTGATGAACCTGTGTGTGGCCATGGCTCAGCAGAACTGGCATCACGCCAAGATGCTGCGACAGGCTGTGAATCACATTGCATCAATGGACGCCGCCTTGATGCCTGGTGACTAGGATCTGTGTCTCATCCTTTTTTAAGGGCGAGGACAAGTGACCTGCAGCGGATCAGGTGTGAGGGGCGTAAGGCGCGCGAGCCTGTCCTAGTCCGCAATCATTTCTTGATGGTTGCACGGTGCAACCTGAGGCAGGACTCAAAGTGCCATTGAGCTTGCCAGTCATTTTTGAAGTAGCGAGTCATGCCTGCGTGGGTCACTTCCCACTGCTGGATACCGTCTTTCCAGACTTGCTTGATGGTTGGTTTCGTCATTGTTGAGCGGGGACTTACGCAGACGCCAGCACTGCTGCCCCGATTATCAGAACTCTTCGTCGTCAGCTTTCTTGGGTGTGGCTGGCAGTGTGAAGTCAGATACGTTCAGCTGCAGGCTGTAACCCTTGCCGCCATCTTTGCGGTCATACTCTTGGAGCTTGCCCTGGCCACAGACGGTGATCTTGTCGCCTTTGTGCATGTACTGCATGACGGTGTCAGCCCGCTTGCCCCAAACTTGGCAGTTGATCCAAGTGGTTTCATCCTTGCCGGTGCGTGTGGCGAGGCTGAAGTTGGCGACTTGTGAACTGGTGGTTTCCTTGAGTTCTGGGTCTCTGCCGATGTTGCCGTGTGCGGTGATGTTGAGCATTACTTTCCGTTGAAAAACTTGCTGAGGATGATTTTGAGAGCTTGGTTTTGGTTGTAGTTGCGTGAATCCATGAAGTGGCGCAACTTGTCGGCAAGATGATCGTCAAGCCGCACTTGAAAGAAGTTTTTGCGCCGCTTGAGGTCAGCTTCAGCTTGTGACTGTGGCATTGATTAGGCAGTGATTTCTTTCATGGCATTTTGAAGGAAAGTGCGATGTGCGTAGGTTTGGATCTTGTCTTTGACAAGCCCCTCGGGATAGTTGAACTCTTTGCGGAACCGTTTGATCAGCTCTTGCTTGTGGTCTGCTTTGAGTTCCTTGATGACGCCATGGAGCAGCTCCTTTTCGTCATCCTTCATTGGGTCACTAGGCTTGGGCTCTGCTGCTGGCGCTGCATCTGCAGGTTTTGCTGATTCAGCTTTGCGAGCAGGGCGACTGACCTTTTTCTCTTGCTGCAGCTCAAGGTCAAGGTTGCCATCCGTATCCATGTCGGCGCAAAGGCCAAGGATGCTGAGGATGGCGTAGCGCCGTTGGTATGTGCAGCTTCCGCCCCAGTCATGGAGTGGATTGCGACCTTGGCCAATGATCATGGGCACACGGCTGATGCACTCTTCACCGCTGGTGTGGACCAGCTTGGTGATGAGGAGTGGATTGGCCCCTTCGCCTTCAGCAGGCTCAAAAGTTTGCATGATGACTAGGCCCGCTTTGCTCAGCGGTGGTGTCACGGTGGACAACACACCGCCTAGGTCTGCGTACTTGCCGTATTGAGCTTTGGAGTCTTTGGAGATTGATGGGACTTCCTTGTGGAAGGCCACCAATGCTTTAACGAGTTCAGACATCAATGGTGGTGATGGTGATTAGGGCGCCTGGTGACTCACTGGCAGTGGCATAACGGCGTTCAGCATTGATGCTGAAAACCTGTGAATCGTCGTCGTATGCAATGCCTGTCAGTGCATCGCAAACAGCTCTACAGAGCTTGTCCAGGTCCCCGATGCGTGTGACGCAATGCTGTGGAGCACTGCCTTTGAGTTCGCCATTGGCACGGAAGTGAGCTTTCGGCCTGGCAAAAACAAAGGTCAACGTCAACGACACGGGTAGTTTGGCATGCCATTGCTCAGGTTGCAACCTGCGGGCACAGCTGGCAACAACCTTCCTCCACGGATCTACGGCGGCTGAGCTTTCCCCGAGGATTGCCCTTCCTTTGATGTAGCGGTGGACTTTCTTGCTGCCTTGGGGCGCTGGTTTGCCTGGGGCGTAGAAGGTGTAGCTGTTGGACACTGCTGCCTTCGTTGAGCGTTGTAGAACGCTTTTTCTAATGCAGTCAGCTTGGGAGAGCTTTCACTGAGCGCAGCTTTTGCGCTTGCTTTTGCACCAGCAACGTACAGATGCGGTGTTGTGCTCCAGTAAATGCCCTTGCCCATTACTTCAGCTTTTCGCAGGCAGGTTGCCAGCCTTGGGCGCAGTGTTGCGCCTGCTGCTGGTCCAGTGTGCTGGTGATTGAGTACCAAGCTGCTGCACCAAACAGCGCAAAGGCAACGACAGTGACGATGGCGTTGATCTTGGTGCTGGCTTGTTCAGGGCTGTACATCTTGGTGCGGCGTTGGCGTGGTCGGTAGGCTCTGTAGTTCATGGGTCAGCTGCGGTTTTTCGGTGGACGGCCCCGGCGGGGTTTTGATGCTTGAGATTGCTGTGCTTTGTACGCTTCCCTTGCTATCTCTCTGGCCTCTGCCAAGAGTTTGCAGTGCTGGTGGTTGTTTTCAAGCTCTTTGTATTTGGCCTGGGCTTCAACCACCAGCGCACACCGAGCCACGATTGATTCTTGAATCATTTCCTGAGCTTGATGGTGGCGCCAGAACCAAGTTTCAGAGTCTTGGTTGGTGTACTCCTTAAGCAGTTTTTCATGCTCATCCGTGACATCTTCCTGCCTGAACTGGGCATCAATGGTGGCGTCAAACGCAGCCATCAATGAAGTCACCTTGCGGGCTTCCATGATGACGTTGCGGTCTGCCTCACGGATTGCTTCAAACCGTTTGCGATGTGCGGCCAGCTGCTCAATGACTTCTGGATGCGATTCAACGAAACGGTTTTGTGCGGCGTAATCAGTTTCTTGTGGGTTCATAGAACTTGGAAAGGTGTTCTTTGAAGGCGTCTGGCCTTGAGCCGTATGCCTGTAAGGCTTTGCCCAACAGGTCGGCTTCAAGGAAGCCCAAGGGCTTTGCCCTTATGGGCCAATGGACCTCACCGATGAGGGCCAAAAATTTGTCATAAGTGCTAGGGCCTTCTTCGTTTGCAGCCCAGTCACAAAGGCGATCAATGTGATACAAAGCCTCTTGATAATTCATCGGCGGCGTTCGTGGT